CTTGCGGAGTTCCTGTTATTTGTTCAGACGTTGAACCTTATTCACGAACAATACAAAGTGGAATTAATGGGTATAAGATTAAAATAAAAGGTGCAGTACATCACAGATGGTACAAAAAAATAAAACAACTTGTTGAAGATAAACAATTAAGATTACAAGTTGCAGAAAATTTAACAAAATATGTTCAAGATAATTACGACATAGATAAAGAGATATATAGATGGAAAGACTGTTATGAAGAAGTAATTGAAAAACGCAAAAAGGAGATCAGAGAATATGTTCAACCACCAAACACAATCTTGGAAAATAGACAAGAGACAGCTGCCAAAGAAATTAAGCGCAGAGCAATCGCTCAAGGAGCTGGAAGCACAGGACAGCCATCTTTTTACAATCCCGGATACTGATACAGTAGTTGGGGCGGAATTAGCAGAAAAAACAGGTGAAGATTTACCTTACAAAGAGTAACCAAAAATTTATTAAATAGGGAGAAAACAAATGACATTAAGAACACACCAAGAACGACCATATAGTTCTTATACAGAGGACAATGTTACACAAAAAAGCGAGCGAGAATTAGCTATTGAGAAATCAAAAGGACCTTGGAAAAAAGGAAAAAAACAACAAGCAGAGACCAAAAAACCTGAAAAAACAGCAACGGATATAGATAATTGGATTAATGGTACTTTAAAAGAAAAAGCAGATGAAATACCTTCTTCAAATTGGGATTTAGCTAAAGAAAAAGATAACTTTAAAGCAGAGATAATTAACTCTATCAACACAAAAACTGGGTTTAACAAAAAACTTGTTACAAAGTATGTTGAAAATAGACTTGCTGGTATAGAGGGTGTAGACATGGATACTTTTGGAAAAAGCGAGATTGAGTTAGAGATTGAGAAATCAAAAGGACCTTGGAAAAAAGGAAAAAAACAACAAGAACAAACAAGAGCAAGTGTAGATAATTATGACGAGTGGAGAAATACTCGAATACAATCTAAAAACATTTTTAGAATGTTAAAGGAAAAACATAATGGTGATATGACAAAAATGAAAGAAGGACTTGAAGAAGTATTTAAGGACAATGGAACACTGAATGATCAAAAAGCAGTAATGTTAGATGAGTTTAATAAATTTTTTAATAAAAAAAATGTTAAACAAAAATCTTTACCTGAAAAAATTGATAAAGGTGGTTTTGGTTCTGGAAGAAAAAAAGGGGAAAAAGGCAAAAAGGAAAGCCATGAAAGCAGGTATCCTAATGGCATTCCCACCGATGTGCCAACACCAAGCAATAACTATCTTAGACAAGAAGAAAATGTTAATAAAAAACCAGTTAGCGAGCCTGATGTTATGCTTGCGTTAGTAGATTTACTAGAAATATCAACTGGCGATGCTTGGAAAATGTTGGGAGCAAACCGATCAACTCTTGATCATGCACTTGCATTAAATAAAAATGCTTCTGCGACAGCTTCATTAATAAATCAAGCGTCAAAAAATAGGGGTAAATAATGTCTTTAAAAATACATTCAACATCTAATATTACGCCTTCTTTTAATTGTAAGCAGGGTAAAAAAGCCAAAGGAAACGAGATTAGAACTCGTAAAGACGGCAATTACATGAAAACCAATAAAGGGTTTAAGAAGATAAAGAATGTAGAAAAGTCAGTAGAAGATACACAAGGTCTTATCCCTACAAAAGTTTTAGTTACTAGAGGAGGGACTACTTTCTGGCAAACGGTTTATAAAAAACCAGAAGATATTGATATGATTAATGATGATATTCAATTGCCAACAGGGACGCGAGTTAATGTAGGGGGATATTTAGGAGCCGTTACTAAAACTAAAGTATCTCAACATTCAGGATCTGAGGATTATATTCTTCAATATTATGTTCAGTATGATAATAGTGAAAATATTAATGTTTTAAAAAGAGACGATTTTACTATTGAGCCTATTTTTAATGACGAGGTAACTTCAGAAATAATTAATGCAGCAACTCCTGACAACAGATTAGTTGCTACTACAGTAATTTCAGGGGATGACAAAAAGGGTGAGACTGAAAAGAGAGAAGTTCGAAGTTTTGTTATTGGCGAGGGTAGAACTTCAATTAATCTTAAAGGAGGAGATTTGGATGAGATTAGTTATAAAGACTATTCAAACATAGAGCCTATAGATGTTCTTTTGGCAACAAAAAAACAAATGGAAGCCGGTGAAAAACCTGAATATATTCCAAATTTAGATACCCTAGAAAATCTAAGATTAAAGAGCCCTCCTCCTTTTATAAAGGTTGGAGAGAATGAATTTTTAGTCTGGGATACAACTAATTTTGTAAAGCAAGACAGTCCTTGTTTTAAAGTAACAGGAGAGGTTCTTTCAGCTACTCTTGATTATTACACAAAAAAAAGAAAATTAAAAACTAAAGAAGAGCAGCAAGAAACTATTAAGCGATATATGGAAGTAGGATATGATGAAATTAAAGCTAAAAAACTATCAAGGACTACAACAAAAAGTATTTTGCCTAGCACAAAGAGTATAACTTATGGACAATTAAGCATTTTAGAATTAAATATAACAAATGCTAGAGATAGATCAGTAAATTGGGCTGCATGGAAAGAACAGGCAGAAAATTTTGAGATTAAGTCAAATGATATGTCTATTTTAACAGAGCTAGAAGATAACAGCTATTTTAAAGGCAAGGAAACTTCTTATGGTGATTCAAACTTAAATGATTCTTTATATAAATCTTTAGGTGTTAAAGTTAAAAGACAAAATGGTGATGATATTAATAAAGATGAGATTACTCAAATAAAAGATTCTCTTGAGAATGTTTATGATATTTTTGGAACAAAGAAAGAAACATCTGAAAATTTTGGTCTTAAAATTTCCCATTCTGGGGATAAAAAAATGCACGCTAGAAAATCGGTTGGATTATACATTCCTTCAATGCACGCGATAGGAGTTAGCGCTATTACTGGCGCGGAGGGTTTTGGTTTTACTTTAGCTCACGAGGTTGCTCATTTTATGGATAATCAAACAGGAGAAAAAGAAACGGGTAATCGTGGTAGATATTCTTCTCACGTTACGGGGACTGAGGCTAATATAATTGCAACAACTTTTCGGAAAAACATGTCAACACCTCAAACTTCAAAATACCAAAAAGCATCACATGAATGTTTTGCAAGATCAATGGAACAATATTTTGCAATTAAAAAAGGGTACGAAAAAGATTACCAAGCTAATTGGAATGCGGACGGGAATCATCCAAATGCAGAAGTTTTTAAAGAGAAAATAATGCCACTAATAGATCAATTCTTAGTAGGCAATAAGAAATTATTGAAGTCAGTAAATATAGTGGAGGCTTAATTGGATAAAATGAGAGAATTACAGATAGAAGGAGTAGAAGCATGAGTACAGAAGTTTTGTATAAAGGAGAATGGCTAGATTTAGTTAAAACTGATGACTATGAGTGCCTTGATGAGCCAGACATTGCGGTTATATTTGTAAGAAAAAGAGATAGCATTGGTCAATGTACGTATGCTGTTCGGTATGAGTGGTGTCCCGCGTATTCCACTGAACATAATTACTATACAGCAATATCTGGAAAAATTGGGGATACAGAAGAAAATGAGACTCCACTATCCGCATGTATTAGAGAACTTCAAGAAGAAGCTGGAATAGAGATACTAGATAAATCTATTATTAGCACCTCATATCAAGGGGTACCATTATGTAAGTCAACAATGATGAGATCTTACATGTTTCTTATTACGTTAGAGGAGCAACAAGAGGACTTTTCTTGGAAAACTGTTGAGGCAACAGGTGACGGAACAGCTAACGAAGAACGAAGTAGTACAGAGTGGTTAACATTAGATGAAATAATTAATCTTTTAAAGGGTGAGAATATTTTTGATTCTCTCTTTGTGTTGGCAAGTTTTATGTACAATTCAATGTAAAGTTGGTGTGAAATACTAGAAAAACAAAGCGATATAGACGTTATGCTAGATGACGTTGCTATTCAATTAACTAAAAAGATTTCAACGCACATTCTAGTAATACCTGTTGACTTAAAGACATTTCTTTATGATGAAGATTATATGAGACTACCTAAGTTGTCTGACAAGCAACTCGAAGCTTTAGAGGCAGCGGATGATAATAATCCCGAAACAAATAAGTTTGTAGAGTTTATTTTAATGTGGGGTAAGGGATGTATTTCAGGAGATGCTGTAATTGAAGGTGTAGATGGAAGAGGATATACCGCAGAGCAATTAGAAAAGTTATATAAAAATCCTAATTTTAAGTTAAAGATAAATTCATATAATACAACAACTAAAGAGTTAGAAGAAGATGTCATTGAAGAGGTTTGGATAAAGGGAGAAGATGAGCTATTTGAAGTAGTAATGGAAAGTGGGAAAAAGATTCAAACAACACTAGAACATCGATTTTTAACAGATACTGGATGGAAAAAATTAAAAGATATATCAGAAGGAGATTTACTTTTATGTCAGTGACTTGCCTAGAATGTGGAGAAGAAAAAAACACAATAACACATTTTCATTTATTAAAATGTTGTGGGTTAACATTGCAACAGTACAAGGCGAAATATCCAAGAGCTTCTATACGAAGTGTTGAAACGAACAGGAAAATTAGCAAGAGTATGAGAGGACATTCAGGAATAGGTAAGCCGAGAGGGCTAGGAGCCAGCCCTACTTCTTGGAAGAAAGGACATATTCCACACAATAAAGGAATCTCTTGCCCCGATGTTACAAAGACAAAAATAAGAAAGACAGTAACAAAGACTATGAACGAGAGGTATGACCACAGGAAAGGTAAAACTTACGAAGAAATTCATGGGGTAGAGAAAGCAAAAAAGATTAAAGAGAAATTAAGTATATCAGTTTGTAATGGCTATGAAAAAGGTAAATATCGGCAAATGAGTAAGTTTGGATACTTTAAATCAACTTTAAATAATAAAAAATTACATTATCGCTCTTCTTATGAGCTAAAAGCTTTTGAGATATTAGATGCTTCACAAAATACCGTATTGAGATACTCAAACGAAAAATTAAGAATACCATACATTAAAGCTGGAGTAATAAAGAATTATATCCCAGATATCTTAATTGAATACAGATCTGGAGAGAAACAGATTGTTGAAATAAAGCCTTTAGCAAAATTAAACTGGGAAGACACTCGTATAAAGGCAGAAGCAGCAACAGAGTATTGCAAGAAAAATAACATGACATATTCAATTTGGACAGAAAAAGAGTTAGGAATTAAATAGTGCCTAGCTTTGCAAAAATCAAGTCAATAAAGAGAATCAAGAAAGACATATTTTACGACTTAGAAGTAAGAAAAAACCACAATTACTTTGCCAACGGTATCTTAAATCATAACTCAGGAAAAGATTGGATAGTTGCTATTTTCTTTTGTAGACAAGTATATAAGCTGTTATGTTTAGCTAACCCACAGAAAGAGTATGGATTACCAAAAGGTGAGCCTATAGAATTTTTGAACGTTGCGGTATCTGCAGAACAAGCTAACTCGGTATTCTTTTTTAAGTTGCAGAATATGATCAAAGAAGCAGGGGATAAAGTATTTCGACAATTTGGGTTTAATCCAAACAAAGACATTTTATCGAATAAGATTGTTTTTCCAAAGAGTATATTCTTGCATTCAGGACATAGTGAACAAGCATCGTTAGAAGGAAAGAATCTATTTGCAGCAGTTATGGATGAAGCAGCTGAGTTTAAAACAGAGCAAGAGTTGAGAGGTAAAGGGCATAGAGCAAAGAAATCTGCTCCAGCTATTCACAAGTTTTTATCATCGTCTATTAGGTCTCGTTTTCCAAAGGTTGGTAAGTTATTAATTATCTCTTACCCACGTTTTAAGAACGATTTTATGATGCAGAGATATGAACTTACAAAAAATTCTGAGGATACGTTCAGGAGTAAAGGGGCAACTTGGGAAATCAATCCGTTAAGGACACAAGAAGATTTCGCAAAAGATTATAGAGAGGCACCAGAGCAAGCAAGAGGAATGTATGAATGCGTGCCACCTCACACGCAAGAGCCATTTATTAGAGAGCAAGAAAAAATAGATAAAATTATTGATACAACGATTAGACCACCTCATGATATTTGGGGAAGTTATTATCCAGAGTTTAGAGGAAAACCTTTTATATATACAATAGGAGTGGATTTATCTCTAACAGGTGATAGAACTGGGTTTGCTTTAGCTCACAAAGAGCCGAGAATTGTAGACGGAAAAACAGTTGATATGCACATTCTCGATTTATTAAAAACATGGGAAGCTTTACCTGGTAAAGAGATAGATTTATCTCAAATAAAACAAGAAATATTATTCTTAAGATCAAGAGGATTTAACATTGCACAAGTATACTTTGACCAATTTCAATCAGCATCTCTACGACAAGACTTAACAAAATTAGGATTTAACGTAGATATATTATCAATTGAGACTAAATTAGATATTTGGAATTCTGTTAAAGCATTAATCTATAAATTTGAATTAAAAACCTATAAGAGTGAAAAATCTTTTCTTCTTATAGAAGAGCTAAAA